CCCATATCCGAATAGTTTAAAACCTTTAATTTCTTTATTAGCGATTTTATCAAGTAAGCTATAACCACCTTCTGTTTCAGATATAATTTTAGCCAATCCTTTTTTAGTGACTCTTTCACCTTTTTGAACCATAGAATTTATAGCATCATCTACTATTTTACCCTGTTTTTGAGTCATTTCTCCTGTAGCTACCATAGTTTTAACTTGTGCTTTGTGCATAGCTAATTTTCTTTGAGGTATAACGTGGTCAGCTTCATCAAATAAACTTCCCTGTTTACCACCACTAAATTTAACATCAGAAGATTTAGGTGGTGTCTTAACTCTTCTTAACTCATTGTTATTTCTAATAGCTTCTTTTCTTATTTCTTCAGCAGTCATTCTTCTAGGTTGACCTACAAATGGGTCTAGTTTAGAAGCAACACCCTGACCCGGAACAACCTGCAATCCTACATTGCCTTTCATTTTAGGAGCTATATTTCTATTCTTTAAATTCTTTATTCTCTTAGCTTCTCTGTCAGCACTGAATTTTTTATTATCAGAACCAATTCCTTTACCGCCAGAATCAGAATAGTTTTTCCAAGCGGCTTTAGCTTTAGCTTCTCCCTTACCACCATACAATATATCTTTTTGCCATTCAGCAAATTCTTTTTTACTTGCATTAGGATTTAACCCTCTCCAAGCTTTACTAGACTCTTTAACGTGATTCTTCCAGCTACCAGCATTAGCTATTTTTTTAATAGTTTCAGAAGATACATTACCACCAAATATTTCTTTTATAGCACCAAACTTTCCTCTCTTAGCCGCATACATAGCCGCACCAATAATACCTACACCTGTTCCTACTTTTCCATAGTTTTCTTCCCACCAGTCTCCAACTTTATAGCTCTCATCTACATCGTACAATTCAGCAAGTCTAGAGTAAGTATCATCATCCAACATACCAAACAACTGATTTCTTTCACCATCTTCCATTGCTCTTAATTGTTTGTTAATTAATTCAGGTGCATCTTCACCATACTCATCTATTAACATAGTAAGTTTTCTTGAATTGTTTTTAGCTTCATTTGCTTTACCAACTTCAACAAACTGTTGGAATTGTGCAAAATTACCACCTACTTCAGCTTGATACTTTTTATATAACTCAGCCATTTTTGTTGGGTCACTAAATTTTTGTGATTGTTTTACAAGAGGGTCAGAGCTTTGACTATACAACATATCAGCATTACGATTAAACCAGTCTTCAGATTTCCTGTTAACTCCCATAACCCTTGATTGTTCTTTAAGATTAGCTATCTGATACTTACCCATAGCCTCTTGCATAGCGGCTTGTTTTCTTTGTATAGCTTTTGCCTGTAAATCTTCCTCAGGCATATCCGGGTTTAAATATCCAGAAATTCTAGCTTGTTTAATCTCAGCCATTAGACTAATCCTCCGTTTTGGTATGCTCTAAGTTTACTTATAAAACCACCTTCTTGTTTAAGTATTTGGTAAGGATTGCTTGGGTTTACTCCTACTGGATAACTTTGTATTATTTCTTCTCGACTTCTTACTGGAGCTGGTTCTGGTCTTGGTTGCTCAATAGGTGCTCTATTTGCATTGTCAAAATACTTTTGCATTGCTCCCATAGTTTCTGGACCAAACTTTCCATCAACTGATATTCCACCTAATGCTTTTTGTACAGTCATTAATTGTTCAGGTTTTAAACTTTTTAGGCTATCCATATCTTTAACTTTATCAAGTATAGCGGCAGGTATTACTTTGCCATCTACTCCTTCCATCTCTACACCAGTCTTATCTACCTGACCTTCTTGAATGTCTGTACTTACTTGGTCTTGGGGTACATCTGTATCAGGTAGCTTTATATTATCAGCATCGTTTACATAACCTTGTTGTTTTGGTTTTGCACCATCCTTACCAGTGTAAAATTGTACATCAGATTGCCCCATTGATGAAAAAGGCATATCTTCATTAGCCATATCTACTACATTACCAGCAAAACTCATACCTTTACCAAGTCTTTGTAATAGACTACCTTTTTCTTTACCACTTGCTAAATCTTCATAAGATGCTTTATTATCAGTAAGTCCTTTGTATCCAGCTTGTAATGCTTTACCTGCCCCAACACCTGCACCAGCTATTCCTTGACCTATGCCAACAAGTCCACTTAAAGAATCTTTACCAAACTCTTTAGCACCTCTACCTATAGTAGTTGCAAGGTCAGCACTTCCTCCTCCAGCATCTCTTATTTTTCTAGCTTCTGCTTCTCCTATAGGATTGCCTTCACTATCTGTAGAAGACATAATACTTTCTAGTTTACCTGCCGCTACTGGATTATCCATATACCTGTCTTTCATTCCTCCAAGCATATTACTAACACCAGATAGTAATCCTCCTCCACCTGTTGCCGCTCCAGCCGCTTTACTTGCTAAAGCTGTTTTACCAGCACCTATCAACGAAGGGGCTAAAGCCATAGCTAAACCACCAAGTAAGTATCCCTGCTTACCATCTTTGGTTATATAGCCACCTCGTTGTACGTATTGCTTATAACTATCATCTTTAAAACCTTTAGCCATTCTACCTGCAAATAGTTGAGACTTTAACATTGCTTCTTTTAAAGGAGACTTTCTATTTTTTGGCATACTCCCTTTTACAGGAACAGGAGCTCTAAGTTTTGCTAGTCTCATATCTTCTTTTTCTTGATTTCTTTTATCAGCTAATTGCGTAGCATTTAATGGTCCGTCACCATACATTTTTTTATAGTCTCTACCCATCTTATCAATACGGGCACTATGACCAAGCTCGTCAAATTCTGCTAACATTTTATCATCAGCTCCAGCAGTTTGCATAACCGCTCTCATATTAAGCATACCCATAAGACCTTGAGTTTTTTCTATACCATCACCACCCATAACTCCTTGGACCATAGCCATAATATTATCTTTTTCTCCATACTTAACAGCATTATTAGCTTGTTTAAGTATGTCTTCTCTTTTCATACCCGGACCATAATAAGAGTTAGGTGCTGATGCGTATAATTCTTGCCTATCTTGCTCTTGTCTTTGAGCTCTTTCTGCATCAGCTCTTTGTATCATATTGTTTGTATATTCTTGTTCCTGTCTTTGAATATCTTCACTAGTTAACATATTATCTACGTTAGCTTCAGCTCTTGATTGCATTGTAGCGTTGTTATCCATCATTCTTTTTAACGCTGGATTAGACCTCATATCGTCTGGGGTATAACCTAACTCATTTACCAAGTAATTAGCTTGAGCCATTTGAGTTGGGTCCATTTGAGGTGGTTGAACAGTATTACCTAAGCCTTCTGTTAATTCAGAAAAAGTTATTTTACCTTTATTCATTTTATTAAAAGTTTCAACTCCACCCGGATTATTCATAGCTACATCTCGTATAGCTTCTCTTCCTATATCCCCACCTAAACCTCTAGCTTGGTCAAATTGATTTCTTAAATTAGCTTCTTGAAGAACTTTCTGGTCCATCTGTTGATTCTGAACTCTTGCTCTCCTGTCTTGCTGTGCATTGTTAACGGGCATACCTGTAAACTTAGCTTGAGCTGGTAAATTTTTAAGGTAGTTGTCTGTTAAGTTTTTACGTTCATTTTTCTTATTAAATAATTGATAGTTTCTATCAGCATCACTACGGGCAATAGACTCTACGTTTATAGCGTCTAATCTTTTTAAACCAGATAAATACTTTTCTAAATTTTTATCCGCCATAGAGGTACCCTCCCATTCTCATTTTAACTTTTCCTTTATCAAATCTAGGAGCTTTTTCATTATTAATTTCATCAAGATTTTCTTTACCTATGGCATTAACTGCATTTCTATTTAATACGTATTCGCCGGGTTCTAGTTTAGCATCTACTACATCACCGGGCAGTGGGCTGTATTGACCACCTTCTTGATATCTATTCATACCTCTGGCTTTATTTTCTTCTGATGCTTTCCTACCAAATTCTCTTCTCATTTCGTCATATCTATCTCTATCTACTTGATTAATTAAATCTTCGTTGCTTTCTTTAAAAACTTTACCCGACTTATATCTACCATATAAATGCCCTGCTAGACCTGATAAAGCAGGATTAATACCTGTTGCCATACCTAATAAACCTGCACCAAGCTGTCCTTTAACTCCACCTATAAACTTTTCACCTTTTAGTGATTGGTTATATCTAAACATATGCATTAAAAAACTACTATCATCTGTAGGACCATTACCTACAGGCTTAGGATTTTCTGGGTCCTCTCTTGGTACCATACCTGCAAAACCAGTAGCCAAAGGACTACCTCCTACTGCACCACCTTCTTGTAAAAAAGAACTTGCTCCACCTAAAGCCATTGCAGGGTTACCCATTAGTAATCCACCGCCAATTTTTAAAGCTCCACCAAGCATTGCACCTTTTCTAGCTTGTGCCCTTGCATCAACTTTTTTATTGTACTCTCTAGCAGATTCGCCCATATTAAAACCTGATTGTGCAATCTGACCTTGATTAGCTAAGACACCGCCCATTGTTCCAAGTGCACCTTCTTGCTGTTGAAACATTCCTTTTTGATATTGGTCCATAACTCCAGACTGAGCTTTTCTTGCCATATCTTGTTGTTGAAAAGCCATTGCCGCCGCTGGAGCACCACCTGCACTAGCCGCTCCTCTTTGTGCTAACCTAGCTGATTCAGCCGCATTGTCAGCACTACTACTCTCCATCATTGCCAACCTAGAACGATTTAACTCACTGTTAACATCCATTTGTTGTTCAGCAATACCCATCATTTTTTCGTAACCAGCATTGGTACCTGCCATTGCTTTATTATAACGACCTTGCTGTGCTTCAATGTCTATAGCATCTTGCTTACCAGACTTTTTATCTATCCAATCACTTAACCAACTCATATCTATACCTTATGTATCTATTTAATATAACTATTTTTTAAATTCAAAACCACTCACAGATGAATTACTTGACCTTATCCAACCCTTAACGCTTTTTATCTCCACATAAGGCGTATCTTTATCTATAATTACTCTTATAGAACCAACTTTACCACTACTAGATGTTTTATCTTCACCCTGTATTAGCTCTTTTAATTCATCAATTTTGTTTGTTACTTCTTGCCCAAAAAACTTATCGGTGTCACCTTTAAATATTCCAGAAGGTTTACCAATAGCCTTTGACTTTTTAATAATTTTTTTAACTTTCATTATTTAGGTCTCTTAGGTTTGTAAATTACCGATGTTGCTTTAGCTCTGACATCACGATTAGTATTACTACCAGCTATCTTTAACTTTACCCAATGCAGTTTCCCATTATCTACATTAGCTAATTTAATAGCTGTATTAGTACTGCCAGAAAAACTACTACTTACATCTTGACCACTTTGCCAAGCTGAATTGTTTTCTGGAACTTTGTATTGTAAACTAATATTAGCTCTGTCAGAGCCTTCTACTTTTATGTTCCTGACTTTCTTGTCAACCATAGTTTCACCCATACCCAGTTTCTTTGAGTGCCACTCCCAATCGGCTCTTTCACTAGTTCTACTTAAATATTTTTGTATCTTGTTATTATCTAATAATAATACAGTATGTCCATCTTTTGTTAATAATGTGTCTTTTACCTTTCCATCAGTTTGCCAAAGGTCCCATCTTCTTTTACCAAGTGAATATGCCCAGCATAAGTGATATGCAGTACCGCTTATTGTTCTTGTAAAAAATAATAGTATTGATTTTCTTTTAGCATCATAACCAAATCTTACATTGTCTTTTTCTTCGTTAGTTAAATTCAACCAACCGTAATCATCTACATTTAATATTGGTCCTCCTATAGGACTAACTTGAGGTGTAGATATATAAATATTTCTGTAATCTGCCCATATAAACCCAGCATCAGTAACCATTTTAGTTTGAGTGTTTATACAACCAATACCTTCTACAGTATCTTCAGTATATAAAGTTTCAGGATTTACCATAGCCATTTGATTATTACTAAAAGCAAAAAGCTTACCTTGAAAACCTTGTAAAGCCACAGGTACAAAAGGTAATTGTAAAAAATCTTTAGACCAATCAAATACAGAGTATTTAGCAGGTTGAGACCTGAATACATAATTACTAGCATCTTCTACTTCTGAGTGACTACAATTACCAACAAACATATACCCATTAAGCTGAGCATTACAGCTATAATTTATATGTAGATTGTACATATTCTCACTAATTCCATTAATGGCTTCGTATGTAGCTTCAGCGTCTCCTGTGTCAATTACATCAAACTCAAAATAACCTGTAGTTGCATTCCATCCAAAAGACTTTAAAGAAACTTCTTGTATAAATCTATATTGACTTTGTGGGTCAGTAGAAGCATCTGTAAGAGATATAGCTCTATAAACTGCAACTCCTGTAACCCTAGATGGTATTTCAAATCCACCTTTAATTTGCACAGTTACTTTTAAATGTGTTCCAACATCCTTAGCACTTGCTAATTCAACTTCTGGGCTTCCTCCATCAGTTGTTTCATCATCAGGGTCATTATCATCACCAGCAGGACCTGCCGCTGTTGTAGATATAAATGCAGTTTCTTGATATCCATCTAATACCAAGGAGGCTCTATAAAAAGCAGTGTTAACTCCTAATGGTCCAGCCCAATCGGTTCCTGCTACTGTTACTGGTGTAGTTATGTTAAAATAATTACCACCACCTGAACTAAATAAATTAGTAGTAGTACCTCCAGTCCTAGCTACCATTTTAAAAAAAGCTATATCTTGAAAAGCATCATTTTTTACAGCGTAAGCATAATCAGCTACATCAGTATTTGGGTGCCATACAGTAGTAGCTCCATCTTTCCAATCTGTACTAGGTGCCCACCAATTAGTCTCTGTTAATCTGTAACCATTTTTATCGTCTCCAGTAGAACCAATTATAGGAAGGTATTGAGTTTTCTGTGCTAAATCAGCATTAGCATTAGTTCCAGTACTAATTGCATAAAAATAAGTAGAACTTTGTTTATAGTCTGTTACATAGTTAGGTTGAGCTAAACCTTTTTCCCAAGAAGTATAAGCATTATACGGATGGTCAGTAGTTTGCTTGTTCCAATCGTTTGGAAATATATCTACAGTAGGATGAGAACCAGTTGTAGTTTGTAAATTCATAGGTCTAGAAGCTTCATCTCCGAACCTATACAAACCATATTGCCTATTCCCTCTTCTTATATAAGTCATAACAGCTCTTCTTCGAAGAGTGCCCTCTGTTAAAATATTAAACCTTCCGTTTAAACCAAACAATGGCTCATTGCTAGGACAAGCATCTAAATTAAGACTTCCTATAGTGCTATCTTGATAAGGTATAAGTTCACTTATATTGGCGTTATCAGCTACCATAGGCAAATTACTTTTTAATTGTACGGATAGTTCTCTACTATCTTCCCAGTCTACAGTGTGACTTAACATCTTAAATACTTGAGGTCCTTCAACAGTGCTTATAGGTATAAAATTTGTTACCCATCTTAAAGGTCTAGCTTCTTGTTTTTTTAGATAATCATTTACGACTACTTTTGCATCTGATTCTGAGATTTCTCCATCTCTTCCATCAAGGTATACTGGACCAAATAAATCACAATGATGATAACCTGTATGACTTGCCGCTTCCCATTGCGTAATTACTTGCTCTGCATAACTTGCTGTATAAGAACCACCTAATATTCCACTACCTTGATTAGCGTATATAGGTGATGTAAACTCACAAGTATATCCTATTATAGGATTTTGACCTTGGTTATCATATCCACAAAACTCTAAAGAATGTAAATTAGGTACGTTTTCAATACCCCATAAGCTTCTTGGTAAAGCACCAGCATCTATAGATACAAATTGAAATTTTTTAATTTTATCATCTAAAGGATTGTTTGGTTGACTAGCACCCCAAGTACCATAAGCACTTACTGCGTCTACAGTATCTAATGTGCTATTATCTCCGTTAACAAAAACCCAATACCATCCCGGAGGTCTACTATATTGTTGACCATCAAGAGCGTCATAAGGTTGCATATTCTGCCAGTTTTCTGAATCTCCAACTTGACCTGAAGTAGATACAGTGTTTGGAGTTATGTTATCCCAACTACCAGTTGCCACCTCACCCTGTAAATAATCAGAGCCTACAGTCATAGATGTTTTCCAAAGCCATTCATAAGAAGGGTATTTAGATTCACTCCAATGAGCATAACAATCTCTAGCACCACTTATAACAAGGGTCCAATTAGTTCCTCCTGATACAGCCGTGCTATAACTACTATGTCCCGGAGCTTTGTCAGGGATTAAAAGAATGTCGTGTATCTTATTTAATCCTGAATTATTTGAATCACCACTTCCACCAGCGTGAGAAACTGGATTTGTTATTCCAATAGTACAAATTCTATTAGGTGATTGCCCTACTAAAGTACCACTTCCTGAGGTATCAAGGTCGTATAAATCTACTTCAGCTATATATAAAGATGCATTAGTAGATTCTCTTACAATCATAAAACCATCTGTATATTTATTACTATCAAAAATCCCTAAATATTTTTTAACAATGTAAGGTTTAGACTCAACAGTAACTTCAAACTGTCTATCAAGGTTTCTATTGTATACATAAAATTTACTATCGTCTGTATCTTCTTTTAACCCAACAATAATTCTTGCATTTTTAGTAGCTTCTCCACCACCGCCTCTTAAAGCTATTGATTTATAAAAAGCATTTCTATCTGGAGT